TACAAATATTCAAGCGAAGCGAAGCGACTGGAACGTATTAATTCGGAGTTGAAAGAAGCTCAACGTCGAATCGCAGTGAGAGCTCAACGTGAAGCCAGCGCCGTTGAAGAACGGACTAAACTCGCCGCCAGCCTTAAAGTCGGCGATATCATTGTGAAGACGTGGGGCTATTCAATGACGATCGTTGATTTTGCTGTGATCATGAAAATATCAGGTTCGAAATATACTGTGAACGAAATATCAAACACTCTAGCAACTGGCGAAAATCTGTCAGGCAAACTTCAAGGCGACTGGGTTGTGCCTGGCGAAATCACTGACAAAGTTTTTGATTTAAGACTTAGAACGTACAGTTTAGGCGATGGCTGGCGTTTGTGGGATGGCAAGCCTTGCTACGAAAACCGCAACGATTAAGTCACTAAACAAACAACCGATAAGAGGTCACTATGAAAACGCTTCTCGCGCTTCTTGCAACAGTACTGTTCAGTGGTTGTGCTTCGGAGCCAGTGAGAGCTCCGACAGCGGTGGAACAGTGCTCACCGGAGCAGCCGTGCAAAAAGAAGATGCACCATAAAAAGAAAATGTTGGCGTCGAAAACGGACAAAACCGATCTAATTTAGTACAACAATTCTCCTTTTTATAGGGGGTCCGAAACAAAATTTGATTTTTCGAAAGGACACTATATGGCTAAGAATATGGACTCTGACACAGCGCGTTGTCTTCTCGCGCGTCTTGTAACAGTACAGAGCCGGTCTGATCTGAGGCCGGAGCTGATAGGTGACTTCTTGGTGTTTGAAGCTCTGCTCAGGACTGGCATGCGGACCTGTGAGCTGCTCAAGCTAACGCCACAGCGGATAAACAGAGAGACTCGGTATATCAAGGTTTTGGCAGCCAAGGGGTCAACGAACCACGACGTGCCAGTCGATGGCGAGTTCCTAGACCGCCTCTTAGCTCACCTACGGCGTTACGGCACCATGCTAGGCCATCGAAGCGGGGACACAAGCCACGAGTGCCAGAAGGTGTATTTACGGCGGTTGTGGAGCCAGCGGCGGGTGACGTTGGGTACAGATCCGGCTGAGTTCTCAGAGTACAGTCTCCACAGCCTCCGGTCAGGCTTTGCCCTATTGGTCTACGACTCCACCAAAGACGTGCTTTTGACCAAACAGCTCTTAGGCCACAAGTCCATCACCTCAACCATGCACTACGTTGAAGCAGCACGGATCTCACAGAACAAAGACGCCATTCTCAAGGCCGTGGGGTGACGCTCGCGCGTCTTGTATCAGAACGGTTGCATAAGTCTGCATAACTGCATAAAAGGAGGTTTCGGTGATTTATCTCGACGGTCAATCATTCAAGACGCAGAAGGCCGCCATCGACTACGTTCGTGACAAGGTCAACGCGTTCGACTCCGACGATCCAATTTGGCACGAGCTGCTCTCACGACACCCTGAGCGTGTCGCTAAGATGGGCCCAGGCATCGCTGGCTTCAAGCAGCAGATACACCCGCTCAACAAGTTGCCATACATGATCGTGGTCCGCACAGACGGCTCCGAGATTGACTTCAGTTGGCGAACCTGCGTGACCGGCAAGGCCCCCTCGCTCGACCAGCGGTTGCACTCCGCCATGCGCGAAGCGGTTGAAGACCAGATCAAAGCGTACCGGCGTGACAACCCAAACGCGCCATGCGGAATATGCAATCACCCCAACCCAGCGGCAAGCGGACCGTCGCACGTTGACCACGTTATTCCGTTTATTACGTTAATGTTTGAGTTCGTCACAATTTACGGTTCGGAGCCGCCAAAGGCCTTCAAGGACTGTCCGACCACAAATCGGGCCATTTTTGACGAAAAAGCATCAAATTTCAGCCGCGATTGGCAGATATTTCATGCCGATCACGCCAAATTACGCATTTCTTGCCGTATTTGTAACCTTTCGCGCCAAAAGGGTGGTCAACTTTTTGAGAGATGACCACCCTCTTTTTGTTGAACAATAAAGGCAACTTAACCCCTAAAAACACCATCAGGGTGGGCAAGGTGGTCATCACTTCCTATATTACCCCCCTAGTAAAATATACTAAAAAAAGGCCTTTTTTTTTACAACCTTTCTTATAAATCATGAACACCTTGAACACCTTGACCCCTAAGCCTTTATATACGACCACTTACAGGGTGGGCATAGGGTGGCCAAGGTGGCCAAAAAAACGTCAAAAATGCCCCATTTTAAGACTCACCGCGTCGTCAGGAACGAGCCATAAATCGACTCCACGACGTGTTTTTTTGCGACTTCCGTTAAGCTTTCTGACGACAGCTCCGGCACGATTTAACGCTTGGCGGTCGGGGCTCCCGACGCCCACGCAGTGAAGCAGTTCGGTCAGCGATAAGTAGTTACTCGACTGATCAAGTCGCTCCCAGTCAAACGCCTGGCGGATCTTCTCCTCGATCGGATCGACGATCTGAAACGCCTCGTTGCTCGCGTTCAGCCGTTGCATCTCAACAGCGTTCAGCACCCACGGCTCGCCCGCATCGTACAGCGTCTTCACTTCAGCCCATAACTGTTGCATGTCGATCTCATGATCATAGCGCAGCCCTGAGCATTTGATTGTCCAGAAACGGCGGTTGCCGGTCGGGTCTTGGAGGAACGCTTCATCATTCACACTGGCGAAGAACACCGTGCGACGCGAGAATTCGGAGGGCTTAGGCATATAGGGCTTGCGAAAGATGTCTTTGTCCTTGGTGATGAACGCCTTAAGCTGCGCGATGTCTGACTTGCGGAACGTGGCATCGAGTTCGCCTAGCTCTACGAGCCAGAACGATACAGCCTGCCCCACCGAGTCCTTGTCATCTGGCTTAAGTATCATGCCGTCAGCCGTAAGACCTAGCTCCTGAGGCACGAGACGCTTAAACCACGCCGTCTTGCCGATGTACTGCTCGCCCTGAAACACGAGCACGCCGTGGGCTGAGATACCATTTGGCGAACACACGGCAGCGACAGCCGACACAAGCCAGCGCCTGAGCAGCGTGTGCTTGAGCTGCTTGTCCGTATTCGGCGCATCGAGGATGGTGTCGTAAAACGCCTGTAACCGAGACACGCCATCCCACGCCGCGCTGGTGATCCACGCTGCGGCGGGGTTGTGCGGGTTGCGGGCTGCGATGGTCGATAGGTACACGTTGACCTTATCGGTGGCCATCTGAAACCGAGCACACCAATCGAGTATCCACCCGATCGACGCGTTAGCGCGGTTGTCGATGATGTAGGCCTCGTCAGGTATGAGGATCTCCTCTTCCTTCTTCACCACGTTGTAGCGCACGGTCACACCTAAGCGCGAGAGGATCTCGACGAGGTTTCTCATGGTGGCCAAGGGCTTCGCCGACGACGACAGATCCGGCAGCGCCTCCTGCATGATAAGCGACGGCTCCTCACGGTACGTGAGCGATGTCTCAGCCAAGGGCTTAACGATCGACTGGATCACGTTGTCGTCAGGCAGCCGAGGGCTGCGCAGCGATGCTACGACAATCTCGGGGTCGCGCAGGTCGTTGAAGTCCGTGCCCTCGTGTCCACGCGGGAATTCGGGGAACACGACGCGTGCACCGATAGCCGCCGCTGCGTCGCTACCGAGCGACAGCCCTGGGTTGCGCCTGCCGTCCGAGAGCTGTGTGCGGTAGTCGTTGTCAGCGCAGATCACGATGTCAGCGCTCGGATGCGCTGCGCGCACCTGCTTGGCGACCGCCATGAGATTGCCAGCGTTGAACGCCACGACTGTGTAGCAGCCGCTGCACTCGTGGACGGTGGCTGCTGTTGCGAAGCCCTCGCATATGTAGATGGTGTCGGTCAGACGACCGATCGACGTTGAGCCGCCGACGTATGTGCTGTCCTTGAGAAAGCGTTTGTCGCCGTTGGGTGCTATGGTCTGCACACTGATGATCTCGCCACTGGCGTCAACGAGCGGGATGAGTAGCGAGCGATCGGCGGCGACGCGAGCGTGGTGGGGTTTGATGTGTTTCTTGGCGAGATAGGGATGACTGTCAGGGGCTGCGAGTGCTTCGTCCCAGAGTTTCTTAGCACGCGCCTTGGCGGCTTCGCGTGAGCGCTCTAGCTCGCTCTCTATCTGTCGCTGACGGATCTCGACCTCGATGCGAAAAGCTTCGAGGTCTTTAGGCGTCATGGTGTTCGCCTCGCCCGTTCGCCACTTCTGTTTAAGACCCGTGGCCCAGTCTCCGAAGACACCGCACTGAGGGAAGTCTGCGTGCAGTTTGTACCACGCAGAACCTGTTGCAGCGCCGGTCTTAGGATCAAAGCGCTTGAGCCCCTTGCCGCCCGTTGATAGTTTCTTTGGTGGCACGAGCCCTGCGTCAAGCATAGCCTTGCGAAACTCTTCGATAAAGTCACTCATATATTCCCCCATATAAGTATCGTACAATTGCCCATTGACATCTCATGTACACAGATGTTTAAGTTTCACAACACATACAAGTGAGGAGATCAACAAGTGAAACGAAATAAAATTTTCAGGCAGTGGTATAAGGATAGCTTCAAGACGTTCCAAGAAGCTGGAGACAAGATTGGTGTATGTCGCGCAACGGTGTGGCATTGGTATCATGGTAGAACCATACCCTCGATTTCAACGATTGCAAAATTGAACAAGATGTCGAACGGCCAAGTGTCCTTAGACACATGGGTTGCTGCGGTGGGCAAATGAAAATCGCAAATACTTCGCAGGTACACTTCAAACCAAGCTACATCTGTGTATATGGATGCTCAGGTATTGGTAAGACAACGCTCGCAAGCACGCTGCCGCAGGGCGAAGTGCTGCTCCTCGACGCAGAAAGTGGCATAGCCTCACTGCGCGGCACGCAGATCGACACGATCCCGCTCGCGAAAGACGACACTGGCGCGCTCGTGCCGGAAGAGAAACGCTACGAGCGACTGCTTAAGTTCAACGAGTTTATACAGCTCGAATCGACGAAGCAGAAGTACAAGTACATCGTGATCGACTCGCTGACTGAGATCGCGCAGAACATCAAGAAGAAGTTTGACCAAGAGTACGAGGGCTTCAAAGCGTGGGGCGAGTACACGAACGCGATGCTGCACCTGTTGAAGTTCTACCGAGATCTAGGTCACTACACGATTGTGTTCTTATCACTCGAAGGGCGACTTGAAGACGAGTCAGGCAACGCGTTTGCCTATCCCGATATCGGCGGCAAGAAGGCGAAAGAGTATTTGCTCCCCGCGTTCGACGAAGTGTTTCGCATGATCGTCGATGGCGAGAAGAAGCGCTGGCTTGTGACACAGACTACGGCGAAGACCCAAGCGAAAGATCGCTCTGGAAAATTAGCAGAACTAGAAGCTCCGAATCTCGGCGCTATCATTAACAAGATGAGAGAGGAATAACACATGTTGAATTTTGACTATAACGACTTAGGAACTCAGAGCGGCACGTTACTCGCCGACGGTATTTACGACGGCGCTGTAGAATCAGCAGAAGCTAAAACCTCAGCCACCGGCAACAAGATGATCGTTGTGAAGTTTAAACGCGCTAACGGCCATACGGTGACTGAGCGTCTTAACCTCGGACACGCGAAGCCTGAAGTGCAGAAGATCGCACAACAGAAGGTGCAGGCGATCATCGCCTACGGCGTCAATCAACCAAGCGCGCAGTTCGGCACGTTCGAGCAGCTCGCAGCGTACCTCAAGGCAGTGCCGGTTAAGATTTACTACAAGGGCAAGGGACTCGATGACAAAGGTTATCCGAACTACTCGCTGACGTTCAAGGCTGTTGAACCTGAGCGCAAGATCACGAAGGCCGCAACGGCGGCGGCGTCGAAGTCAGTTTACTAACAATTTGCACGAGCGGTGTGGAAAGCTGTAATCGAGTAACGGTAGTAGCTACACCGTGATCGTGGCATAGGGCTAACGCCTGAAGCCGAATTACTGGAGACACGCAGCCGTGACAGCTTCGCGCTGACACCAAGCTAAATTGCCAGAGTCGCGTCTGGCCTCGTGCAATCTTTTAGGGGTATTAAGTGATCAAACCACGTGACTATCAGCTCGAAGCAGTGACCTCTGCGCGAGCTGCGTTCCGCAGCGGTGCCCCAACGGCTCTAATCGTTTTGCCGACAGGCGCCGGTAAGAGTCTCACCGCTGCGGAATTTTTACGCCAACTCCTCGACGTTAAACCCGACTACCGAGCGCTGATCGTCGTACCGCGCGCAAGCATCATCGACAGCTTCGCCACAGCGGTGGAGCGGCTCACCGGCATCGTACCCACGATCGCCGCTAGTTCTAGCCACGGTGTAGACACCACTGGCCAGATCGTGGTGGGCATGTGGCAGACGCTCAGCCGCCGCACGCTGCCCGCGTTCGACATACTCATCCCCGACGAAGCTCACCGCATCAACCAGGCGAAAGCTGATAGCGGCTACTACTCACTCATCACGCGCGCACAAACTACTGGCGCACGCATACTCGGTTTCACCGCCACACCGTTCAGACAAGAGGGCTACATCTTCGGACCTGGTAAGCTGTTCCCTGAACCTGTATTCTCGCGAAACCTCGCGTGGACCACAGAACGCGGCTACACGGTACGCGCTAGGTTAACCGCACCGACTGACGACAAGATCGCGTTCGACACGCGCTATCTGACAATCGACTCCACTGGCGACTACAGCCCGCTCACGGTAGACGCGCTCGTTGAAGACGAGACGCGGCTTAAGTCCCAAGTCACCGACATCCTCGCGAGAACCACTACACGGCGCAAGGTCGCTATAGCCTGCGCCAACATCAAGCACGCACTGGCGGTTGCCGACGAGCTGCGCTCGCGTGGTGAACTCGTTAGCTGTGTGACAACAGACGACGACGTGAACGCGCGGCACATATCGCTGGGTACGTTTGAGACAGATCCGGCGACGCGCTTCCTCACGTTCGTATCGATCGTCGCCGAAGGCTACGACTACCCGCCGACTGACTGTATTGTATTCCTTCGCCCCACCCGTTCAACGACGTTCTACATACAGTGCGTGGGACGCGGGCTGCGCCCTGCGGACGGCAAGAGCGACTGCTTGGTACTTGACTACGGGCAAGTGGTGCGTAACTGCGGACCACTCGACCGACCCATCGTGCAACGCGAGACCGGCAAGTCAGCTCAGATCAAGGAGCTGACGAAGCTGCCGTTTGACATCTTAAGCTGCAAAGACTGCGGTGCGTTTTTGTTTCCAGATAAGAACGCGGCGCGAATCGTATGTACTGAGTGCGGCTCTGAGAATCCGAAGCCTGAGCGCGTGGTGGATAAGAACCTAGAGAAGCAGGCTGATAAGGACGCAGCTCTCTACGCCGATGAGGTCGAAGGCGCAGCCTACCACGAGGACGAGTTCGAGGTGCGCAGTATCTCGCTTGAGCCCGCGTACCGTGGCAAGGCGATTAAGACGTGGCTCACTGTTAACCTCGTTAACGGCGAGCAGTTGTCGTTTGTTGTTAACAACCCGCACTTTGAGAATCACCCAGGTAAGAAGTTTTTTTTCGCCAAGATCGAGCGCGAGATGAAGAAGCTCTGCCGCGACATCACTGGTGAGGACGTATCAATGCGACAGTCTGGTGCATGGCGCGCAACGCAACGCGTACTGATACGGTGCAAGAAGCGTGTACCTAACGTTATACATACAGGGCGACCATACGACAGATATGTATCGCATCGTGTGATAGTATCGAGTATAAATGAGGGAAGCAGAAATTCATAGGGAGTGTCTAGTGTGGCTCAACAAGACTGGTTGGTACGCGTGGCTGACGCCGAACGGGGGGCTGTATGATCAAGCAACAGGTAGCTATAGAAAGCGCGCCGGATTCAACATCAATGGAATGCAAGACGCAATCGCGATCTCGCCCACTGGCGTCGTACTATTCCTTGAATTCAAGGCCGAGCGCGGAGTTCAATCTCAAGCGCAAAAAAACTTTGAGAATCAAATTAAAAAACGGCACGGTCATTATGTGCTGGTCAGATCGCTAGAGGGGTTGAAATGGGCGTTGGAAAAACTCACGGTAAATGTTTAGCTTGTGACGTAGATTTCACTGGCAGCATAGATCAGCTATTCTGCTCGCGGAAATGTTATTTTAGTAGTGGAGAGTATCGGTCATGGTGTCATATGAGACAACGGTGTTTAAACGTCAACAATGACTCATACCATCGCTATGGTGGCAGAGGCATTATGATACATCAGTCGTGGGAAAGTTTTAGAGTATTTTTGTCAGACATGGGAAAGAAACCAACGAGTCAACATACCCTAGACCGCATTAATACCAACGATAATTATGAACCATCTAACTGTCGATGGGCTACAAGATTTGAACAGTGTAACAATCAAAGTGATAATAGAGTTTTTACTGTGTTTGGCGTTAAATACCCAAGCTTATATGCGATGGCGCGCGCTTTTAAAATGAATCCCAAAACCCTTCAAGTTCGTATCGACAGGGCGAAGTGGTCTGTCGAAAAAGCTGTTAGTACTCCAGTTATATCAAGAAAGGTGTCAACATGACCGACTCATTCACAAAATCACAAGAGTGGATAGACCAAAGACTCAAATCCATTGGCGGTTCTGAAATTGCGAGCGTGATGAATCGAAATCCTTACAAAACCGCATGGCAGTTGTGGGCTGAAAAAACTCGCCGTGTGAAACCAGAAGACATTTCACACCTCCCTCATGTGGTCAGGGGCCATTTAAGTGAGTCCGTAGCTCGTGATCGATACGAACGCGAAACACTCAAATCTTATCGCCCAAAATCATGGGTGCATCCAGAATATTCTTACATGACCGCATCTGACGATGGATACTCGGTAGATTTGAATCAAGTTCTTGAGATCAAGGCGATGGGTAAAGACAATCACGAGAACGCAAAAAAAGGCATCATACCGCCGCACTATTTAGATCAAATTCAGTACGGACTTATGATCAATAAATGCGTTAAATGTATTTTCATTTCTTACCGTGTTGAGGATGACGATATGGTTACGATCGAAGTCTTTCCAGACGTCGCTCACCAGAAAGAACTCGAAGCAGCGGCAAAGACATTCTGGAACCTCAACGTGCTAGCCGACGTTCCCCCACCCCGCACCGACAAAGACTACACGGAGTTGAAAGTGCCGGAGTTAGATAAGATGCTGCTGCGCTACCGCGAGCTGAAAGAAACGATCGACGCGGCATCGGAAGAACAAGACCGCATCAAAGAACTGATCAAGCCGTACACGAAACAGTACTCGCACATACGCAACGCCAAGGGATACACGATCGCCTTAACTCAGCGTGAGAACGGCTACGATTATAAGAAATACATAGAAAAAAAGGGGATCTCGGAGGACGAGCTTAAGGAGTTCAAGAAGAAACCCTCGCCAGTGCTGACTATTCGTTGTCCGCAGGTGGAGCTCCCCTAGTGCCAGCCGTACCGTCGTCATCGTTTGAGGCAACGGCTTTAGGCTTACCCATCAGCCACTTATAGGCGTTCATGACAGGGTTGTCGTTCATACGGTCCTGCATACCCTGTTGGAACTTGTTTGCCCTATCTTGATCGACGCCTTGCTGTGGTTTCCAATTCTCCATAGTAGTCTATACTATCACTATGTATGAACTTGTCCACAGTCAGTCTGCCATTTCAGCTGCACTAGACATGATTGACGCCTGTACTAGTACGCAAGAGTTAATCCGCGTATCGGGCCAGTTGGCCGAGGTTTTCGTAAACAATGACGTCGTACTTGAGTACCTAAAAGAGCAGGCGCTCTACGCGCTAGACCGCATAAGCCCCAAGAAACCTGAGATGAACACAGTGCTGTTTCGCGCGATCATGGGTAAGGTAGATGCGGAAGCGTAGGAACTGGACACACATCAGATATCTGTTCACCATGCAGCGATGGCGCGCCGGTAAGCGCAAACTAACATGGCTCATTGAATACGTTGACTTCGAGCGCTTGGTGACGATGCCATGCTTCTGGTGCGGAGCCGCACCCCACCGGCTGGCAAGCACCTATACGGGGCCAGCTCGCTCTCGGACTGGTGGCGATGTGATGGTCAACGGTCTTGACCGCGTGGACTCAACACTTGGTTATGAGATCGGCAACGTTGTCCCGTGTTGCGCAACATGCAACGTAGTTAAAGGAACTCTAACGATAGGAGAATTGACATGTCATCTACCCAGAATGATTTCAACCCTGACGAACTGCATGTCACTCTTGTCTCACCAAAAAAGCTTCAAAAGCTTTATAAAAAGTACGGACGATTTGTACAAGTTAATCGAGCGACATACGAGATCGTATTTGCCGCCCGACTTAGCGTTGCGGGCGAAGCGATCGCGGGGCTCTGTATGCCCTCCTCAAGAAAAATCTTCATTGGAGTAGCTGAGGCCCCGATCGAGCAGACGCTGTTTCACGAGCTCATGCACGCCGAGTTCGCCGAGGGCGGATACTCACAGCGTGTGAGTTGGGACGAGGATTTGGAAGAGATGATCGC